ATAAGTTTATTAGATGCTAAAGAATTTGTAGAAGTTTATTTAAAGAAATAATGAAAGCTGGAATATTTGTTATCATAAAAGATGATATTCGTCTTTTAGTTAAGATTGAAGGCTCCATTCCATATTTAAAAGTGACTACAGTTCTAGACTTAAATGAATTTGATAAAGGTACCATTAAGAAAGTAAAGTTAACAAAAGCTTTGGAAGAACTTATCCAGAGTAATAGTGAACATTACCCACTTATTAGTGCACCAGTATCATCTATTTTAGAGACTATCCATACTGTAGATAATGCAACTACAGAACTAGAAGAAAGTTGGAAAAAGCACTTTTATGAACATGGAGAGGCATCTACAATTATTAAGATTGTAAATGACACGCAATGGAAAATAATCAAAGCGCAAGCTTATCTTGCACAAATGAACCTGAAGTAAATCTATATGAATACTTTAGGAAACATCTTCAAAGTGACTATATGCCGATATTTAAACCGGGATATGGCTATGAAGAGGAGTGGGCCTTATTTGGTACTAATATTATTACCAAGTACTCATTCGGCGCCAGGATGAATGGCGACGCTACGGAATGGTTTAATGAACGTAATCAAGTTAGGGATTTACTTCGTTGGACTTGTAAACACATCTTCGGATATAATTTAGTATTTTCTAAAAATCTAACACTTTATGTATATTTACAAGTGTTTGCAACCAGATTAGATAAACTAAATTTTTTAACTGAAGATGAAAAAGATGCAATTTTGGGAACTGTTACATTAATGTTTTATGCTAGACGTAAAGTCGCATTAGACTATTATTATATGGTGCACCAAGGATTGCCATTTTAGGTAATAGGGGAGAGATCCCCTATTATCTCCTAAATGCTTGAAATATGAATGAATTAAATTTACTTATTGCTCAAGCGAAAGAAGGCAAACAATTAGCTTTCACAAAATTATATAATAAGTATTATAACACAATACGTTATGTAATTTATAACATTATACGGAACATTGATGTTACTGACGATTTAATATCGGTTACGTTTACTAAAGCCTTTATGAAAATTGACAAATATGTCGATAACATTTCATTTGAAATGTGGTTAAAGACTATAGCAGTAAACAGCGCTATCGATTTTATTCGCAGGAGTCGTCAGGAAAAACTTAATGATTCTGTAGATGATGAAACAAGCCTGTATGAGTTTGTTGACACAATGTTTTCTAATCCTGAAGATAATTTTATATTTAAACAGGAAAAGAAAATATTAGGCAAACTAATACCTACGTTGCGATATAAAGACCAAGAACTTTTACGATTAAGGTTCGTAGAAGAAAAGTCATATCGTGAAATTGCCTCATCGCTTAAAATACAAGAAGAAGCTGTAAAAAGCCAACTTGCAAAAGCTAAGCAGAGGTTAAGATTAAAATTTAATAAATACAATAAACAAAAATTAACAGAATCTAGCAATCATGAACATTTTAATTCAACTTCTGTTAACAGTAGTAGTAATTCTGATAATCTCAAAGATTTTCAGATCGACGACTCTGTTTCGTAAGCTATTATTTGTGCTTGCGTGTTCTGTGATCCTTGGTGCAGGGATTCGTTCACACTTATCTGATAGCAAAGATAAGCAATCGAATGAAACCGCTGTAGTAATGGAAAAAAGTGTGGATAGCCCCACGCCTGTACTATTTGATTTGGTAACAAATTTTATAGAATTACAGTCGAGTTATGATTTTTCACATAACTATTCCATTTATCCAATTGAAGAGGAATCACAGCGTCAACAACAACCCGTCGTTGTCAACGATAGGGCTTCGCCTGCTCTGGAGAATAGTTCGTAGCTAAACTCTTTAACAGCGTTCCTGTTGCCCTATATACTAGTGCAACTTTTCTTAATTTATAGTTATTAACAATTTAACATTTATCAAAAATGAGCAAAAAAGATAAAAACAAAAAGAATCCAGTACAAGCTGCAAAGCCAGTAATTAACAAGTCAGAAGCTGCACCTGAAGTAAAGCAGCCAGAGAAACCGATCGAAGCTGCCATTCCTGAAGTGGTTGAAACTCCAGAAGTAGTAGAAGCTACCCCAGTTGTTGAAACACCAAAGGAAGAAAAGAAACCGGAGGCAAAGAAATCTGAGGACAAGAAGCCTCAGAAAGAACAGCAAAAGAAAGCTCCGGTGACAATCGAAAAGTTCAAACCTCAAGACTTGTCGATATTACAACAGAACCCGGTTCTTAATCCGGAAGTATCTGTTAGAATGATGGAACTTATTCAGAAGGAATACCTTACTGATAAGGAAAATCCGCTTTACAGCACCTATAAACCTCAGTTTGACTATATGATGGCATTCCAATGTGCATTGTACAATCAGAGTTTTCAGGAAGCTGGAAAATTGTTTGGAATCAAAGTCGATGAACGCGCAATTGATGCCATTACTGCAAACTTTGCAGACTATGGAATTATCGTACCAAAGAAAGCGTTAGCACCGGCCGGTGATGGTCAAACCATCATCAATTTTAAGGATGTCGAAGTAACAAAAGAAGCGGAAGTTGGGATCCGTCGTGATATAATGGCTGCACAAGCAGAGGTTATTCCCGAATTGGACCCTACCAAGATTACCGACGTTGACGGTATTTCCGCAGCCATTATCTATTTAATGACTCGCACCAATCTGAAGACAGGTGATAACATCATCAACGCAATTGAAAAAATGCGTGAAATCAGAAAATGCCAGTCAGAAGAGAAGGACAAAGCAAAATGGGATACTATTTTGCCAGGTGAATTATTAACAGAGATGTTAAATGTCATCGAAGTTCCTGCTTCAATCTTGAATGGTCTCATGAATGCAGTATACAATACTGCAAAGATGGACAAAACTGCGATAACTACGCATTGTGTTGTTCACAAACATTTCCCAAATTTGGGTGATGATGAGATTGCATCAATTGTACGTGCTATTCTTGAGTACAAAGCAAAAGGTGCTACCGATCAAGATCCGGCAATTGTCGGAATAGTTTCTGATACAAGAGAACGTCTCGATGAATTCTATAATCGAACCGAAGATCTTGGTAAGAAAGTAATGGGTATGCTTACCAACAATTATGGTGAATCTTTTGACAAAAAAGAGAACCGTGAGGTGTTGGCAAAGAATGTTATGATCTCTCTCGCTAACCTTTATCGTGATAAAGATGCAAAAATTGCATTGTACGAAGAAAAGGGTTATCCTGAAAAAAAAAACTAATCCAATTCTTTGATTTTATATTAAATGGACTTAAGACGTTTAGTAATAAATTAGGGGGTTCTATCGATTAAGTTATGAGAAGATTCGACATCGCGTTAGTGGCTTTATTCTGTCTCATCGGAGGCGCTATAGGATTTGGCCCTAACGGGTTGTTTGTCGCAAATACGGCAAACGCCACTGTACCAACAGAGCAAATTAAGTTTAATCCTAGAGTCAATCAGATTGATTTTGTATTAGACTTAGCAAAAAATAATCTGGCAGTAACTGGTTTACAAGATGAAAATTGTCCTGCGACAATTAACGTTGAAGTTATACCGGCTGCCGTAGTAAATAATCCTATTAAAATTGAAAAGCAACTAGTAGAAATTACACGTTATGCTCCTCTGAGCTTATTGCGCCCAGTTGAGCAACCACAATTAGCAGTTCAAAAGATTGCTATTAGTGGCTTCAAAAAATAGTGAATACCGTAAGGTGCGCATACTGTCATAGCATTAGCTATGGCAGTATACTCGTTTGACCGTAGAAATAACGAGACTGTAGTAAACCTAGGGATCGTGAAGAGTACACCCATAAAACGTTAGTCACTCTCCTGTATTGTTTCGATAAAGAAGTAATTAATCTTTATGGCGATATAGTAATTTAACATAATTATAGAATGTAAAGACCTGCTAAAACAGGTAGCTCGAACGGCGAGTGTTTACAGTATATAATAATAGTCAATAACGTAGTAAAAGTCGATTGGCAAAGGCTGGTACCGAGCAACATAGCCTACTCTAGATATGAGAACCGATTGGAGATATCTATAGTAAAAGACGGTGAGAAGTAAATGAGATATTTACGAAGTACTAAAGATTGCAAAGGCGTATCGTTAACGTCTATATATATCCGTTAGCCCAATCAGGAGCAGAATCAAGAAGGGATATAAACACGAGCTGAACCGTTACCAAAGGGGTAGCGTTAACTTTATATCTTGGCCGACTAGCGCAACAGCGGGGTCCAAACTCGCTATATAAAATAAGCTATCTTAGTGACCTATACTCAATTGGGAGTATACCTGGAGGAGATTAGATATAGATAATTTAATAGCATTACATGAATAAAGAATGAGTGGCTATGACCCATTGTTATATTTTGGATAGAGGTGTTCAGTTCATAACAATGACAGGTTATCCGGAGTAGGAGCCAATCCTATGCCTAACTGTAAATTAGGTTTCGGTTCATGAGTACGTAGCGATTGCGTACAAACCCTCAGTAGTCTTATCAACTACGTTGGTGAAAATGATTGAGTAAATTAAATTATCGAACTGATGTGTTACTTATTAGATCAGTATAATGCAAGTCCTAAAGACATTATCGCTATGCAATAAGTTATCCCGACAAATGGGGGGGGAAATAATACATAAGTCATTATTATATAAACTGGCAAAATTATATAATAACCTGTGCCAATTCAGAATCTATACGATTAAATTGGAAGTACCAAAGTTTCGTTGAAGCTTTCGTTTAATACATACAATGAAAGTGGGTCATTTGAAGTGACAAGGCTAAATTCAAGCAGGTTTACGCCTGGGAAAAACAGCAATGTTCTGATTCTAACGAATCATCACTGGCCAAAGTGGAGCGTACCACTATAATAAAGCACAGGGGATATTAACATGTTTAACACCGTAGGGGCCAAAATCCTGAGTAAAACAATAAATCTGTGGAAGTCCTCGCTAGGTTAGGGTCCTACCAATTGTATGGATAGACAGCCCAACAATACTGACTGCGCCCACAGCGTACCAACCGTTATTGCTATGAGTACAGAGTTATTTCGTGAAAGGAATAATGTTCGGTATACTTAAAAGCGTTTCATTGAAACTTATAACCCTATAGTCCTGGTGTAAGTGAGAGTAAATGAAAATAGGTGAAAGTCCTGAATATTCGCGTACGTTAAATAAAGAAAAACCTGATAAACAGGTGCATTGGGAACATATGTTCGTGCGGTTAATCGAATAAATTAACCTTTCTGCCTACTTCAGTTTTAAGTAACGTTTCTGAAAAAACGACCCTCCATAACTACTTGGTTGTAATGTTAATTAAATTAGATGATATATTATTAGTTTAATGAAATCTTGCTACATAAGATTCGACTTCCTACGTAATACAGGCAATGAAATAGGAACAATTGTATGTAATAATAATCATGATTAATCCTGATACCGCCAGGGAATCTATACGAAATTTAATAACACTCATTAGCGCCATTGCGCGAAAATATGCCATTCGCATCATTAGCTTATGGTCATATTCTTATTCACATTTTATCATTAGGTTTTATTTAATATTTACACTATATACTGTCTCTATATAGTGCTTTTAACGAAATATCGTTTATTAAATATTATAATAGAATCCAATTTCACGTATAAAGAACACCAGTTACAGCGCATTCGCGACACTGTTCATTTCTATGACATACCCGTGGTTTATAACCTAGCTGATAGAAGATGACGCTAAAGTATGGATAACGAATTGCAAAGCAACGTATCACAGTGAGAGAAGAGTAACAACTAAAATTTTTTTAAGTAATTAGTATCAATTTAAAATCAAAAGATTATGAACAAGAATGAAAAATTAAATGTACGGAGCTACGGTTCTCTACTAGGTGCAACAGTATATCGGATTGTACCTGAAATAGTCGATTTGGACTATAAAAAGAAAGTTGAAGATAACAAACTTCGTTTGACGAAGCCTATCTACCGGTTCGTACCTAAAAAGATCAACATCACCAAGACTTCTTTGGAGTTAGGTGCTGACGGTGATCACAAAATTGTATTCAATGACGATCCTGAGTTACGGTTCCCCGTTTCTGCAGAATTGCCAAAAACTTCGCATGATACTATCATGGACGCTATTACCAAGTTCCAAGCTGGTGACAAGTCTCCTATGATTTTCTGTCCTTCCGAAACTCTTATTAAAGAGTTAACGGCTCTGAATAACGACTCTATTAACATTGCTAACAAGCTTGCTCAAGAGTTGATGGACCAGGCACAATCCATTAAAAATGGTTTGAAGCTTGACGTTGATGCCATTAAGGCAGAAGTTGAAATTTACAGCAGTCTCTAATAGACTATGTATAAAAAGAAGATACGGTCTGAAAAGATTGAAACTTTGGAATTTATGTTGAAAGATAAAACTATTCGTAACTCCCTACTGATGGAGAAGGAAGTTGCAAGAAGCATTAAGGTTATGGACGATGGGTCTGTAGTCCTTGGTCGCACATCTTGTAGATGGTGGAATCATTTCATCGGCGATGAGCGGGTCATTACTTTTAATGAATTCTGCATCCATTTGATTGATATCTTATCTGGACAAAAGAATAATAAGAACGAAGTCGTTCTTAATGGGTTGAAACAGTACTTTGTTGATGGTTTATTTGATGACGCTGTTACTCCAGAATATATGATTGATTTATTATTTGATTGCTTCCGTCATGGATATAACAGTCCATACAGTGCATCAGAGATAAATTTTAAAACCGACCAACCCCGACGGCATGCCAATATTCCTGTTGCAGGATCTATACCGATTCGGGTGAACAATCGCAATGAGATAATTTATGTTCCTTTAGCGGACATTAGTAATCTCATGCTTTAAAGATTTCAGTAAACAATTAGTTTAATATTAAAGTAGAATATAACGATGGGTAATGCCCTACTTAATATACTAAGTATAATGAACCGATGGGGATCATTATACTTATCTATATGTTTACAATAATACAGCCACAATAATGCTTCTGTAACGGAAGCCAATAAGGAAAGCCTAGAGAATAAGAATAGGCTGCCGTCAAATGACTCGTTTCAATACGGATGTGGCTACGCTACCAATTGTGTTTATGAATTTCTTAAATAGTATTAATCATTTAAAATATTATCAATTTATGAAATCAAACACGATTAATTTATCTTATATTACAGCTAATACAGCTATTACAACACGTGATAATCTTAGTAAAGAAATCACACGAAACTGGGGCATCATTCGTTCTGAAAACCTTATTGACAAAAGTGAAAAGCGAAATTATGATATGAAGGCACTGCTTTCATTGATTGAAAAGCTTTCGAAAGAACGTATAAAGATGAAATTGTATACACAATTGATTAATATGGGTTTTACCAATATTAATGAACTGCCTTCAAATTCACTATATCCAATTATATTTGAACTATCTGAGAAGAATGAACTATTTGTTCAGCTCGGACTTATTCGCACTATTGATCCTAAAATCAAAGCGAAGAAGGGTAAAAAGGGTATATCGAAAACTGAAGAACTTACCTTCAATTTCATAAAATCTAAACGTGAAAAGCTCCAATTAGAAATCAACGATCTTAAGAAGAAGATTGCCGATTACAATGAAAATGCTAAACTTTGCATAACTGAAAAGACTGCAGAAGCCTTAGCTGCATAATTATATTATGCAAGACGCTCATAGTTTAACGGTAAAACATAAGCAATTGCTTATATATCGGTTCGAATCCGATGAGTAGTCCACCTCTATCTGTTCTATAATTATTAATTTATAAAAATTATTTATCATGTCTAAAAAGAAGATATCAAATCAAGAAAAGACTACAACCTCTCCGGTTGTTAACGTGGAGACCCAAACTCCAGTAGTAGTAAGCGAGAACCCTACATTAGAAGCTACTACTAACGAAGAACCTGCAGAATTATCTGCATTAGAAAAGTTAAAACTTCGTGCAAAATTAATGGTTGAAGTTGCAAATACTTTAGCCGACAGAATTATTGAGAATGCTATTGCCAAAGAAGACAGAGAAACCGCTTTTAAGGCCCGTAGAGACGAGATCTCTACTGTGGTTAAAGAGAAGGCCGTCTTGAGTAAAGAACAGCGCTTAGAACGCCGTAAATTGCGTCGAGAGGCTGATTTAGCTAAAGCTACTGCTAACAAACACAAAACTATACCTTCAAAAGAGGCTATAGTACGTGAAAAAGCAAATCAAGAACGATTGCTTAAGTTGATTGCAGAAAATGGTGCAAGTACACCTGGTAAAATTAAATCAGTTGGGAAATCAATCGGTTTAGAAAAAATGGCCAAAGAGTTAGAAATCTGTAAAGATGCTGCTAGGTTAGAAAAAACACGCAGATGGGTTCGTGCACATCAGCAAAAACCTGGTAAAGTATCTGAAAAGATAACTAAAACTACAAAGCAGGAACGTGTTGATAAAGCAGTTGCTGCAAAGAAATCTGGAAAAGCTGAATACGAAGCACTAGTTGCACAGCATGAAGCTGCCAAGAAAGAAATTCCAGTAGACTCTCAAATTAGAGAGAAAGCTAAAGCTGACGCTGAAAAGCGTAAAAAACATGATGAGAATCTTGTGAAAATCAGGATTGCGCGCATGGAAAAACAGCAAAAACATGAACGATATATTGCAAAAGTCAAAGAAGAACTTGAAGCTCGGCTATTGGCTAAACGCAAGAAAAAAGCAGCATTAGTAGTAAAAAATACTTCAAATCTGAAGTATATGCTTGCTTGTACGCGTTTAAATGAAGACCGGACGCCTTATCAATTCTATACTACGTTTAAAACGTGTACAGAGAAAGAGGCGTTAAAGACATTGGAAATGCTCCACAAACGTAAATTAACGTCTGCGGATGATCATTACCATTCTTATTCTTTATTTAAACCCAACTACATGCCTGGTGATTTGGTAAAAACTTACACAAATAACCGATTGGCAGAAAAACAAGCAGCATAATGCTGTAGCCCCTTTAGTTTAATATAAAACCTTTGCATATCGGTTTGAATCCGGTAAGGGGCACAATATACCAAATTGGTGTTCGGTAAAGTATTCGCCGTATAAAGAGTACCATTATAGATAATAATCGTCCAGGCTTAGGGGCTGCATACAGAGGTATGCGGCCCTTTTGTACCAAATTAAAGTTTTATGATATTAAAAGATAAAGTTTGTGTAGTATATGATATTGAATCATTTAAAAATGTATTCACATGTACTGTATATAATACTGAATCTAAAACTATCAATACTTTCGAAATATCGCAAAGGAAAAACGATTCAAAACAGATGTGTGGTTACTTTAGAAGTGGTTACATATTTGTAGGCTATAATAATCATCATTATGATGACCCTATTATGAACTATTGCTTAGATTATTTTAGCAATTCCACAAATATAGAACATAGTAATACTATAACTTTATCTATAAAAAACATGAGTGATGTAATCATTAAAACTGATGATTATAATGCTTGGAAAAAATGGAAGTATGCTAAGTATTTTAAGTCAATAGATTTATTAACAATGTTATATTCAAAAGATTTACGAGTATCTCTAAAAGAGATGCAAATAACTATGGAGTATAACAATGTTCAAGAGTTTGTCGCAGACTGGGACTCTGACTTAGATATAAATAAAATAGATGTCCTAATTGACTATAACATTAATGATGTTATGTCAACAGAGAAACTATTAAATATTTGTGAAAAAGATTTAATGCTACGTATTGATATTGAAAAAGAATATAATATGGAGTGTCTTAGTAAAGATGGTGTTGGTATTGGTGCAGAATTATTAAAACGAAAATATCTTGAAGCAACTGGTTTAAGTTGGTACGATATTAAAGATTTAAGTTCTCCAATGGATATGATACCATTAAATGACGTAATTTTACCTAAAATTAATTACGATTCACCAATATTGAAAGACTTAATATCTAAATTACGATCTATGACTGTTAGTCCTGGTAGAAAAGGATTAGAAGAACAATTTATATTTGAAGGTGTTAAAATATCAATTGGCGTAGGTGGTATACACTCAGTAAATACTCCAGGTATTATTAAACCAGCAGAAGACGAACTATTACTAGATTGCGATGCTGCGTCGCTATATCCAAGTCTATTAATAGCATATGGGTTTTACCCTAGGCATTTAGGTCCAGAGTTTGTAGATATCTATAGTAAGATACGCACAGAACGTTTAGAAGCTAAGCATGCAGGGCAAAAGAATAAGGACACTACTTTGAAGTTATTGTTAAACAGTGTAACTGGTTTATTACAAAATGAATATTCCTGGTTATATAGCCCATTTGCAGTAATGCAAATTAGAATGAATGGTCAGCTTTTATTATTAAAACTGGCAGAGATGTTGACACAAATAGGTTGTAGAATGATTCAGTATAATACTGATGGTTTATTCCTTATTTGTAAAAAAGATAAAAAAGATCTATATGATAAAGTCATAAAAGATTTCGAAGAATTCAGTTTACTTACCATGGAGACTGAAGAATTTTCTGCAATGTATCAATATGCAATTAATGATTATTTTGCAGTAATGAAGAATGGTAAAATTAAAGAAAAAGGTATGTTTATTACTGACGTAAAACTCGGTAAAGGATTAACTCCTAAAATAATACCAAAAGCAGTAATCAATTATTTTCTGTATAATACTCCTGTAGATCAAACTATTAAAGAATGTACGGATATCCGTAAGTTCTTGATGGCTGAAAAAACAGGTAAACAATGGACTGTTGAATATAATGATACCATACAACAAAGAACTAATAGGTTCTACGTATGTAATTCAGGCTATTATCTATGGAAATGGAAAATAGATAAGAAATGTAAACAGTATCAAAATATGCTTGTAGGTTATGGTGTTAGAATTCATAATAAATTTTTATCAAATGAAGAATTAGATAAAAGGTATACAATTGGAGAAACATTCAAAAGTATATATGATGTTAACTATAACTATTACATTGCTAAAGCTAAGAAAATAATTGAAGAATTAAAACCCAGACAACTAGAACTGTTTTAATAGCAGTACTATCATAATTTATCTGAAACAGTCTTACTAATCTTTAAAAATAGTATGACGATAGATTTAGATATAAATTTTTTAAAATATGAACCGAACCTATCGATAGGTCAGCTTTTATTTTTAAGTCTTGTAAAAAACGATAATCAAATTAATCATCAAGAAGTTTCTCAAATTGTCAACTTATTTGTAGAATCTGAGATACAAGACTTAATCGACCGTGGTTTACTTACAGTTACTGTAGGTAGAACCAAGAAAGTTTATAAATTGACTTCTAAAGTCATATCATTTATAAAGAATTTACCAGAAGTAAAATCGTTATTTGATGAATTTTATGAACTTTACCCTTCATATATAACTAGAGTAGATGGTACAAAAGACTATCTTCGCTCTAATGTAAAGCAAGCAAGAAAATATTATGAATCATTAGTCGGTTCTAATGAAACTTTACATCGACACATTATAAAATGTCTTAAATCCGAGATATCTGAAAAATTGATTACTGGGAAAATAGGATATATGAAACGAATGTGGAAGTGGCTTACAAACCACGAATGGGAAATATATGAAGATCGAATAAACGAACAAACAACCCATAAACAAAAAGAAGATTTATATGGAACAGAAATCCTATAATACTTTACCGTTTAAACATATTTCACAAGCTACAGATGAAATAATTGATTACATTGTCAAAAGAAAAGACCATGAAATTGATTCACTGAAGACTAGATGGACTAAGTTTAATAATTTGTGTATGGGTGGCATTGAACCAAATGCAATATATACTATATCTGGTATATCCGGATCAGGTAAAAGTTCGTTTGTAAATACACTAGAAAGCGACATTATTGATCTAAACCGTGATCGTGAATTAGTAGTTCTATCGTTTAATTTTGAGATGATGGGAAGCCGTCAAGTTGGTCGTAAGCTTAGTTATAAGCTTAAACAAACTACATCTACGCTATATAGTGCAGTTGAAAGTATCAATGACGACATTCTTTCAAAATTAAAGAGCGAGGCAGAAGTAATAAAGAAGTATCCTATATATTATATAGATACTCCGTCTACTGTTGAAAATATAGCAGAAACTATTGATTATTTCTATAATGTTATCGCTAAAGGTAAATGGCTAGTAGTTATATTAGACCATACTTTATTGGTAACAGGTAATGGTAAGGATGAGAGGTCTACCATTATTGATTTACAGAAACTATTTATGCAGGTTAAAAAAAGACCTAATATAAGCATACTTCAGATTTCACAGATGAATCGAAACATAGAAAACCCTGAACGAATCACTAATCCCTCTAGTCATTACCCTATGCGTAGTGACCTATCTACATCTGACTTTATTTTTCAAAGTTCGGATTATGTTATTGTGTTGCACAGACCTGAAATACTTGGTATTACAGAGTATGGGCCACATAGACAATTGGTAGCAAATATGGTCTATCTCCATTTCCTAAAGAATAGAGAAGGAGATTTAAAGATATTGAGATTCATAAACGATCTTAAATATAATAACCTAATTGAACCACAAGAATAAAGTTAGTAAATAATTGTTTACTAAAAAAATAAGTTGAAAATATGAAAAAGTTTTATATACAGTTGCCGTCAGAAAATAAAGATCCTAAAGGTTTGTTGAAAAAATATTTGGTTGAAAAGATACTAGGTCGTAGTCCTTGGTTGAGTTTTGCTGGTATTGATGCTCCGAGCGTAAGCCGCGGTGTTCAGTATGCAGGACCAAAAGATTACATTGTATTTGATCCAAGTGCCGAGTTCGACGTTAATTGGGCAACCTATGATGACCTTGCAGAATCTACAAAAGCTATCCCTACATATAATTTGTATGATAACTTTACTGCAGCAATTGAGAAACTTGAGCGTTACGCTCGTGCGAAACATCCGTTCTTTAGTAAGCCGGATTACGATTTTAAATATTTCGGACAGCCTGTGAAGGTATTTGATAATTATGTTCAAATTGGATATGATATCATTCCTCGTAATAACGTTCGTTACTACCTATCTTCACTTCCGGAAGCATCTGTCAATAACATCACAAACGTTATTGTTAAGATTAATAATTACAAGTTTGCTTAATCAATACTATTTTTAACATTAACAAAAATTAGCAAATTCTATCGTAAAAATAGTAATAATAACATGATAATAAATGTTAGTATTACCAACAGAAAAAACAAAATCGAAAGTCGAAAACCCTAGGTTTTTAATAATTTATGGCAAACCCAAAAGTGGCAAGACTACTTTGGTATCTGAATTAGAAGATAATTTAATCATAGACTTAGAAGGTGGATCAGAGTATATGAATGCTCTGTCTATCCAAGCTAGATCTGTAGAAGATTTAGGTGAAATAGCAAATGCTATTACTGCTAAGATTAAAGAAACATCTAAGAAGCCATATAAGTACATTACTATAGATAGTGCAACAGTATTAGAAGAGATATCTAAACCATTAGCGCTAAAGCTTTATCAACAAACCCCTATGGGTAAGTTATATAAAGACGATATCCTTAAGCTACCAAATGGTGCTGGGTATATGTATGTACGAGAAGCTTTCGATAAAATTATAACAATGTTCAAGAATTTATGTGAAACATTAATACTAATTGGTCACTGCAAAGATGCACTAATTAATAAAGATGGTAAAGAGCTAAGTGAAATGTCACTTGACTTATCAGGTAAATTAGCTAGAATTACTCTAGCATCCGCAGATGCTATTGGATATTGCTATAGAAACAAGAACAAAACAATGCTTAATTTCAAAGGTGGTGAGGACTTCATCCTTGGTGCTAGAGCTCCACACCTTAGAGAGCAAGAATTTGTAATAGCGGAGTCTGACGAAGACCACAATATTACCGTATTTTGGGATAAAATATTTTTACAAGAATAAGATTTAAAATAGTATAACATGTATAGTTCAGAAAGAGCAAACAAAATAGAAAGTAACGATATTAAATTGTTAGGTGCAGGTATTCATGAAAATGTTTCATTTGTAGCCGCACGAACTGAGAAAACGCCTAATGGTAATTCATTCCTAGAACTTAAGTTTGAAAAGAATGGTGCAATCCTTACTCATACAGAGTGGGAACCAACCGCGTTTAATGGTATGTCTGAAGCAGACCTTCAGTTGAAATGCGATAAACAGTTTAAACGTTTACTTCAGGTATTAAAATGTTTTTATAAACCAGAAATGTTGGTTTTTACTGGTAACTCCTTCACAGAATTTGCAAATTGGGTAGTGTCACTACTTAATAATGCAGATAAGAGTATCCTATTGCGTATTAAAGCAATTTATAACAATAAGGGATATATTACACTACCTGCTTATGCAAAATATACGTTCATTGAACCTATGATCTTGCCTGAAGGTGAGACTTCAGTAGTTGTTCAACTTAATGTTGATAACTTTGAGAAAGTAATTGTAGCAGATAAAGAAGAATCAGTAAGCACAGATAATGCAATTACTTCAGGAACAATGGGAGCATCTACCGTAATCAACGGTGAGCTATCCTCTGGTTTACCCTTTTAAGAAATAACCAATAGCCTCTCACATGTAATACTTTATTCGTAAAGAGTTGTGACGTTGATTGGGGGTCTATATAGTTTAATGGTAAAACGGCCTATGGCTGACTGCGGGTTCGAGTCCCGCTATAGACACAAAATAATTATTATATGAAAGAATTAGATAAACTTAAGAATGATCTTTCTTTCATATTAAATGAAATGAAAGAATTAAGTATTCTTGCAGATAAATATCGACCTAAACGAACATCTTTAAAGAATCGTGGGCAATATTTCTTTGCAGATGAGTACAATACGTTAAATACCAGACGTAAAAATATTTTAAATAGAATTAATCAAGTTCGTTTAAAATATTGGTACTGGAAATAATGCCAGAATAGCTCAGTGGTAGAGCAACTCTTTTGTAAAGAGAAGGTCGTAGGTTCGAATCCTATTTTTGGCTCAATTTTTAAATAAATTAAATATGCAAAAAACATGGTTTGTATCTGATTGCCATTTTGGTCATCAGAATATAATGAAGTTTCATGATCGTGTATTTAAGATTATCGGAAATAAAAAGATCCCTGTTAAAGATGAACACATATCTGTTCATGATGATATATTAATAGAATTGTGGAATGAAACTATTGCTCGCCAGGATATCGTGTATATACTTGGCGATTTTAGTTTCTACAATAAACAGGATACTAAAAAGATTCTTGATAAATTACATGGTCAAAAACATTTAATAATTGGAAATCATGACTCGAGTGCTTCTAAACTAGAACCTATGTTTAAAAGTGTTAGTCATATAAAAGATGTAGTATTTAAAAAAAGTACTTACGACTTCTTGGAAGAAGATTTTCATGTTATACTGTGCCACTACCCAATGCTATCTTGGCAAAGTAGAAACTATGGATCGGTTAACGTTCATGGACATTGTCATGGGTTCCTAGATTCATTAAACAATGACTCTGGGGAACTACGCGTAGACATTGGAATTGATGGTGAATTAGCGAAAAATAATAACTTTATCATACCTCTTGAAAAATTGTATGAACATTTTCGCAACATTGCTAAAGATAAATCGTTACATAAGTATGTAAAAGATAGAATTACTGAAGCAAAAACAATAGCAGCATGATATGTATGATAGCAAAAAATTAAAAGAAGATATACCTATTACTTTAGACTATATATTATCTAGAGTAAGTGAATATGATATATACGCTCGGTATTTAGGTCAATTTAAAGTTGGTTTTATATATAATTCGCCATTTCGTAAAGATAAGAACCCGTCATTTGGCATATTCTTAAGTAAGCGATCTGGTAAACTACTATTTAAAGACCATGGTAGTGGTATTTGTGGTGACATTATTAAGTTTGTAAGCGAATTAAAAGGCTTAACTAACTATAATGATATACTTAATACCATTATAAAAGATCTCAAAATAAAAAATGATACAGTACTTACCAGTACATATGATTATAAAAGTACTAGTTCAACAGTAATAGGCGTCGTTAGGCAACCATTTACTGAAGTAGATCTTGAATATTGGGCTAAATATGGCATTACTGTTCCTACTCTAGATAAGTATAAAGTAAATAGTATTAAGTACTATTTATGTAATGGTATTGTTAAAGGTATTTATAAACTTGAAAACCCTATGTTTTCATATAAAGTGTTTAACAATTTTAAAATATATAGGCCATTTGGTGATAAATTTACTAAGTGGCGTAATAATTTAACCTCATACGATATTCAAGGGTTTGAACAATTACCTAAAAAAGGCAACCTATTAGTTATAACTAAATCATTAAAAGATGTCATGGCATTATATGAGATTGGTTATACAGCAATATCCCCATCATCTGAATCTACATTCATACAAGATGATGCATTAGAGGCACTAAAGCTTCGATTTAAGCGCATTTTATTATGTTTCGATCGTGATGTTGCTGGCGTACGAAATATGCGCAAGGTGAGCCTTAAAACAGGCTTAAATGGCTTCTTAGTACACAAATCATTTAATGCTAAAGACATTAGCGACGCTATTGCCCAACATGGTCAATGTAAAGTAAAAGAGTGGTTAAACAAAACAATATAATATGAATTTATCATTTTTATTAGATGGTCTATATTATGTCTCTACTATGGCAATATCGTTTGCTATATTAGATTATATATTTTACCGTTTATTCAAAATAAGACCATTAATATTTAATATTTTTGTAAATGATTTTGATAGATGCTGTTGGTTACTAGATGATATGCGAGTATATTATACAGTAAAATCAAATAAAGAAACATCTGAAATACATACGAAAACAAATTGTATTACATTTGATGGTAAAGGAAACATAATAAATGAAAATAAGTGGTAAAAATAAAACCGGAAAAGGTAAAATTCGAAATGCAACAAAAGTAGTATATGACGGTATTAAGTTTGATAGTAAACTTGATATGTGGATGTATGAAGCATTGAAAAAAAACGAACTGCCATTTACATATTCAACCCAAAGATTTATTATAGTTGATGGGTTTGAATATAAAGGTAAGAAATACTTACCAATAACTTATAAGCCAGACTTTGTATCCGATAAATTTATTATCGAATGTAAAGGGTTTGGTAATGAACTGTTTCCAATGCGTTGGAAACTATTTAAAAGATACTTAATGTTGAACAATCTAGATTATGATTTGTATATTTGTAAAAATAAAAAGGAAATAAACGATCTAATCTATGATATAAAACGAAAAGAATATGATATACAGATGTCCAATATGCGGTAGAGAATTCATTGAAGACATAGAATTTTGTCCAGAATGTAATGAATATATTCAAGAAATTGAAGACACAGGTCAAGATGACGATGATAACTATACTATACCTAATTACGATATACTAGAATTATGAAATTTATAGCAACAAGTGATATTCATGGGGATTTACCAAATATCCCTGAATGTGATGCAGTATTGATATGTGGTGATATTTCACCAGTATTAATTCAACGTAATATGACATCCATGAAAGACTGGATGACAACCGTATTTAATCATTGGGTAAATAAATTGCCGTGTGATAAAGTATTTTTGATAGGAGGTAATCATGATTTTTGGATGGAGAAAGCTACTACAGATGATTGGAATCAGCTAAGTAGTTACGTCACTAAAAAGCTAATTGTTCTAAATAATGAACAATATGATTATAATGGTATTATTATATATGGTACACCAGAATGCAAATGGATTAGCAATGCTTGGGCATATATGAATGATAATGAAGAATTAATTCATAAATATGGCAAAATACCTAGTAACGTAGATATACTTATGGTACATGAAGCACCTGCAATTGGTGGCATGAATGTAGCTCATGATCTGCAGCCGGCACGTGAATTTGGTAGTTTTGCATTAGCTGATGCCATTATTAGTAGTAAACCTAAATATGCTTTATGTGGTCATATTCACTCAGGTGAACATAACCCTAAAACTATAGTAGGTACTACGTATGTTAATGTTAGTTATAAAAATGAACATTATTTACCTGCATACCCTGTTTTTACGTTTGAAATAGAACCAAACTTAACCGATGGAGATAAAGATACCGTATTATGAAGATTTAACTAGGATAAGTAATAGTAATATTAGCTTATACCTAAAGAAAGGACCTAAGGTGTTAAAGGAAACGCTGGATGGTAAAGGTGTACCTATGAAAGCATCGTACCTTGAAAAGGGAACAATGATTCATATGTACTTACTACAGCCAGATGAATTCTGGCAAACTTATGAAATACTAGACTTTGAAACACCGGCATCTAAGCAACAGTTGCAATTTGCACAATTATATGTTGATAGTTGCGAAATAGACCCTAATACACGCGTTTTAAGCGCATATCAGGAGGCTTATAGTACAAAGGGTAAGTCTGAGGATAAAATGCTCTCAGAGGGCCTAGAATTAGTTGAAAGGCTAAAAGATTACATTAAATATTTACAAGTAGAAAAGACTACAGTAAAGAAGGTTATATCATGGGCAGACCTTAACATGCTCAAGGACATAAAAGCAAATGTTGAAAAACATAAGCTTGCAAATGAACTATTATTTAAGCAACCTGATACGGTTGAAGAGCATAATGAGTTTCATATAAACTGGGTATTCCCTACTATGTTTGAGGGAATAGAAATAGAATGTAAATCCTTGTTAGATAGAGTCATATTTGACGATACTAATAAACATATAACATTAATTGATATCAAGACTACTTCAGATATAAATGACTTTGGTCATTCTGTAGAACAGTTTGATTATCATAGACAATTAGCCTATTATTGGGCTGCTATTCATTGGTACTATTTTTATATCAAAGGTATTACACTTGAAGATTATACTTATAGTACTTATATAATTGCTATACAGAGTAACGGTAGCAATGAAGTTAAAGTATTTAGAATGGATCCAGAAATTATTGAATCTAAGCTAAAAACAATATCAGAAACATTACAAAAAATCGCATGGCATAAAGTTAATGATTTATGGGATCACACTAAGGATTATTACTTAGGTGATGGATCAGAATCTATATAATAAACTAATTGTATCATTGCTATTCAAAGGTGAAGATAAAAAAAATGCTACCCATAAATTGAGTAGCATTAAAATTAGTACAAATACTATTAAAGTAGTATATGTTGATCAGTTTACTAAAGAACGTGATGCAGTAATAACAACTGCAGCTAAATATAAAAACTTTTTAAGTTGGCATAGGTCTTTAATAAATGGTAGATTTTGTACTAATATAACATTTCGTAAACCTAATAACTTTGATACTTATTTAAAATTATTTAATAGTAATATGTGTGAGATTATACCAATTATAGTAAAGAATAACATATGTGTATTTACTGACTATAATTCTGAAGTAATATCTCGCTTATTACTATACGTACAACCACAAATAAATAAAACTATGCAATACGATATTAATGAAATTGAAATGATTGAAATTATGGAATTAAATTTCATAAATGATATGGAAACAGAAGGTCAATACAGCTCAGAATTAACTGATTTAAGTTGTTTTGAATTTTAAATACTACACTACACAAAAATTAAGGGCTGCCATTACGGTAGCCCTTTTTTATTTATCTATTTAAAGTGTTCTTTAAGTTATTTAATTTCTCTTTTGGATTCTTCATATTATAGTATGCATTCAATATAGGCACAACCCTTATAACGTCTCTTTGCCAACCATAGAGACCTTTATAAGCTCCCTTTTTTATTTTTTTGTCGTCAGATTCCTCGAACATGTTTATAGCGTGAATTACGTTAGAAAAATGCTTTGTTAATGGACTGATTGAGTTTACAATACTTGCTATGTCACTAGGGTTATACCTAGAACCTGTTTCAAGTTCAACTCTCCTAAGCATATACAGACCCATATTTACAAAATAATCATCATCATCATCAGTATCACCTCCGAAAATAATACTTATTAAATTACTTACCACTATTGACCAGAAAAAGAATCCAGAAATTTGACTATTAAACCTTGTTTGATATCTTGCAATTTCTGTTTTAATATCAATATCACCAAATTCTTTTTTAAGTTCTTCAAGTGCAGCAAGTCGTTTCGCATTCATTTCAGGTGATGATTTCCCAATTGCTATGGCTTTTATAAAACTAACGAATCCGCTACTATCACGTATAGCGTCGATACGATTATATAGTTTGGTATACCATTTATGATTAGTACCGTACATATAACCTTGAAATAATGCAGTTAAAGTACCCATCATAACGGTCTTTATTTCATAATTCCAATGCATTTTTGCAAAAGCGTTTTCTATATTTTTCATAATAAAGTACCTGAACAAAAACATAACGGCAGCCGCAGGATGATAAAATAAACCAGTTTTATCTACACCAGTAGCCATACCTTCAGCATGTGAAGCAACCCATTTTGCTTTTGATGTAACTTCATTTTCAAGCTCAGCAGTAACGTATTGTTTATATTCATCCTTAACCCTAATGGTTCCATCTTTATCCTGGCTATACGCAGACCATAAATTTTCTTTAAATGTTCTGAATATGGCTTGTTTCTGTTTTATAGATGCTGGGTTATCATTTGATATGCCTGGTATTTCCTCAAACTTAACAAAGTGGTTTTCAGACATAAACTCTTTTGTGCCATCTTGCTTTGTAACAAGTCTATAATTATCATATATAGCTGGTAATATGAAGCTATTTGGTAATATAGACGCTAACTTGAAAAAGTTATACTTTGCACCAATGTTTCCAGCAATACGTCCTATACGCATTCTACCTACGTGCTTAGTTTCTTCATCTTGGTCGAAAGATATACCGTTATATTCCATCATGCCAAATATTAAACTATTTGTAGAAACATTTTTACCAGTATCCATTAACATTTTTAATGTTAAATATTCCTTTAAAGCTACCGCGGTACCATTAGTTAAGTTAGACCCATTATATATGTTCCCTACTTTAGATTCATTATAATAAAATGTTGCCGCAGATATACCACCAGTCATTGCAGATCTTGGATTATGTGCAAGACCTGAGTTCCTACCCCAGCTAGTAAATGAATTTAATAACTTACCGATTGCAATTTTAGTACCAAGTAAATTTAATTCATACTTAGCATTCTTTTCACCATATACGAACATTTTAATTAACTGGTCAATCTTTTTGGATAGATTTGCATCTGGAGATCTACGTCTAGTACCTTCTGAATTATACTCAGCATAATCTTTAACTATATCATTTATAAGATTTAATTGGTGAGATATCTTTTCTTTAGCCTCATAGTTTAAAGCCATTTTATAGTATGCACCAACAACACCAACAAGGTCATTTGTACCTATAGTGGTATCATCTAACATAGCCATATAATGTGTAGGTGGCAGTAATATACGTCTACCGTCTGCAGTAGTCATATGGTCTCCACCAAAACCTTCATCTTGAGATAGAATACGAGTATGATCTTTTATATATTTACCAAACCCATGTATTAAACCTGCACCAGCTATATAGTTTTGGAATCCACCAGTCTTTTGCGGCAATTTATAATCGTTGGCATTTTCTTGAAAATGTAACTTATCATTTGCCTCATGTATCATATCAATTATTGCGTCGTAAAGATCGCGTAGGTTTTTGTCAAACCTAGGTGAATTTGGGTTAAGTAATTCAAAACCTTTATCATTATTATACCTAGCAATACTTTTTTTAGGCTGTTCCTTATCTTTAACGGCAGAATCGTAATCAGGATTCCAATACGATGACTCCTCTGTAG